CACACTTAGGGAAAGTCTCAATAACCCAAATCTTAATATTGTCCATTTAGATAACGGTTCTGCCGTATCTCAACGGGTTGTTGATATTGTTGAAACTATCCATTCTTATTGGCAAGGACGGGTAGAGGTTAGGCAAATTGTAGGACACCTTAGAGAAGATGAAAGCCAGTTTTGTATTGTAGAGGTACTTCCTAACGGTCAGGAATTCCCTATCTTTTGGGTTAAGGACGAAAGTGAATTTACCGGCGAAGTCCTTGAAAGACTCATCATGGCCGATAATTCCCAAGGACCGGTCCTTGATAGAATGCAAGCCCGAAACAAAGCCGTACGTCTCTTACAAAAGAAATTGGTTTCGGACCAAATGGCCGAAAAGAATGACATCGCGGTCCACGTCTTAAAGTCTCCTTTAAATACTTACAAGGTTAATAAGGATCTTGTGATTAAGGACTACGGCAATAGGACTAAGTAATGGGCGCGCTTACAGTACAGAAAATTGCTGATCGAGTTCGCCGGCAATTTGGTGATGCTAATGCTAGCATTATTACTGACCAGGCAATGTTTGACTGGATTAATGATGCTATGCGAGAGATCGTATTAGCTAATAACCTCTTAGCGATTAAAGCCACTTCTGCCACGGTTGCGGGTACTAGTTCGTACAATATTCCAGCCGATTTATTATCTCTCCACCATGTATCCTACAAAGGGGAACCCTTAGAGGAAACCTCGGTCCAGGCTGCCCAGGATACAATTGAGAGTATGGACGACGCTGCAAAATACCCTACAGGTATACCGTCCATGTATTGGATGTATGGTACTCAGATTTTTCTTTACCCTTCTCCTAACACTTCCGGTGCGGCAGACCTAACTATTTACTATAACCGCAACCCTGTAGAGGTTGCTGCTGTAGGTGCCACACCGGAACTTCCTGCGCGATACGATAACCGTATTATTGAGTATTGCTTGGCTATGGCAGCCGAAATTGATGAGGATGATAGTAAGTACCAACTTAAAAAGGCTGAATTCAAGCAGGGAGTATCTGAAACTTCTGATGAGGAAGAAGGGCCTAATAACTTATATCCCTTCGTCGGAGTCAGTAGTGCTGATGGTGGCGGGTCTTTTTATTGGGACATTTAATAAGGGCTTGCATTCTCTTTGAGGGAGAGGTAATATCTAATCATGGGTGACGGAGGCTTCAACCCGTACGCTGCGGGTCATAAAGTGTATAAGGGCGGTTTACCTAACGCTCATTCGGGTACACTTGATCCCTCCGGTTATGCAGAAAGAGAGCGTAATAAGCCTAATGGGCCTCCTAGTCAGAAACGTTCTGGACTGGCCGCTAATCTGCTATCTAAAGATAAAAAGGATGATGAGCCACAGAAGTACCCTTTAACAGCGGCTATGTTAATGATGCACGGTTTGCAGACAAGTCCTGGTGGTAAGTTAGGTAAACTTAATGTCAATGACTGATGTTTACAATACAAAGAGACGTAACACGTTCTCTATGTATCAGTCTGCGCTGCAAAAGTTACTTGGGCAGAAGAACAATATCGAAGAAGATTATACTCGTAACGTAAACAGTGTTGAGACGGAAAAACCAAATGCTTACCGTAAGTTGCTTAATTCATTTGCTGGCCGGGGTATGGCTCACTCATCCGGTTATGGATACCAGCAGCAAGAAACCCAAAATACTTTTGCGAAGCAGATATCTGATATGTTACTAGGTAAGACTAGAAGCCTGGCAGATATTCAGGGTCAAGAATCAGACGCTGGACAGCAGTATCAGTTTGGGTTAGATGAAATTGCATCAGAAGAAACGGCTCAAATTGCTGCTGACCAAAGGGCTGCCGCGGAATTAGCGGCACAGCAACAGTTAATGTCTCAGCCGGAGGTAAGTCCAACCGGGCAATTATCTGCTGCGCCAGTAGGGGCTGCTACACCTGCTGCTGCTAAACCTGCTATGAACCGTCAACAGTATTTAAGAACACACCCGGTTCTTGCTTCTATCGTTGGAAACCCTGCAAAACTTAGGGCTTTCTTGCAGCAACACCCTGGTATTGCTAGGGAATGGAGTGCTTACTAATGGGACAGGATGCTGACCTTCGCCGTATTAGGGGTCCGAAGGTAAAAAAGAAGGTTAAATATTATCAGCCTCACGACATCACGGCTAAGAACACTAAGTCAACTATTAAAAAGATTCAGAAGAACTTACCGGGTATCTCTAAGTCAATTCGATCTGGAAGTTTCTTAAAGCCTATTCTTAAGCCTCACGGTAAGGATCTTTTTGGTAGTGGTGCTAACGGCAAAAAGCGGGTGTATGCAAAGGCTGCTGCCAAAACTAAGGTTGTTCCGGTTTCTGCACGAGTTGCAGAACGGGCAGGTCAGCAAAGAACCACTGTCCCTAAGAATGCGGGCAAGGGTATTGATGCTGGTAACTTTAATAAGGTTGTACGCAGGTTGACAAACAGTACCCGCCCAAAGGGTGCTACCCCACTAAAAAGGAGTGTCGATCATAATGTCCCCAGGCCAAATCGCGGCCCTAGTGGTCCTAGTAATTCTCGCGTTCTTCGGCGCCCTGTTTCTTCTACAGCACCTGTAAATAAGGGCCCTGTAAGTAAGGGAAAGGGTAAGGGTGGTACTAAGCCTCTAGTGAAAAAGGTAGTTAAGCCTAACAAGGTTACTACTACAAAAAAGCCTGCGGTAAAACCTACGGCTGCTAAACCGACAGTAGACGCTTTAATGGAGCGTGCCAAGGCTACTGTTTCGGCAGAATTAGACCCCCAAATTGCCAGTCAAAAAGATTGGGAAGCCGGAGTTAAAAAGGCGTATGCTGACCTAGCCGGTACTCACGCAACCTTTAAGTCTAAGGCTGAGAGTGAGGCTAGTGATAGCAGGAGTAAAACTGAGAATGCTTATGGTGCAGCGTTAAGTCAGATCAAGTCAGGATTTGATTCGGCTAATACTGCATCTGATGCAGAAAAGAAGCGGCTCGGTATTCAAGGCGACTACCAAAACACGAATGCCACTACTAGCCGTAATAGTCAGGATGCTGCTACCACATCTAAGGCTAATTCCCTAGGTGCTCAGGATAAGCAATCTGCTGCCTATTCTCAGTTAATGAGCCTGTTAGGTGCTCAGGATGCTTCTTCTGGCACCAATAAGGCTGCATCGGCAGAATTGGAAGGTCGTCGTTTAGAGGCTTCCCGTCCTGCTAAAACGCAGACACTGTACTACACACTACAGGATCAGCAAAAGGCGTTGGATGCAGAAGCAGCACAACAGAAATTTATGAACGACATTTCTAAGGGTAGGCTCGGAGTAACTCAGGATACCGGAGCAGCGGAGGCTATTAAGAACCTCGGTGCTGCAAGAAAGAGTGTCGCTGATAGTAAGCGCCCTACGGTTATCAAGCGGCCTGGTAAAGCGCCAAAGGTCATTACGCCTGGTAACAAGAAGAAGGTTGTAAAGAAGAAGAAGTAATGGCGAAAAAGAGTGATTTCGGTGGGTTTAAGTTCAACGACCCTAGAATTCAGGCTGCCTACAATGATATGTTTTCCCAGCCTGTAGAAGCCCCTATCGTAATTGAGTATGACGGTAAGGAAGTTAAGACTCAAGCACAGAAAGATTTTGAAAAAGAGGCTAAAGCCCGACTCCACCGTAACCCTGTTATGGGTGTGGACACTACCTCTATTAGAGCGGTAGAACGTGGGGCTCCTGAGAAATTAGCAAGGTCGGCATCTTTTCACGCGCATGTTCGTAAGGTTCACGCCGATATTGCTCGTGCTCAAAAGAAGGCTGCAAAAGAACGAGAAAAGGCTGCCAAAGCAGGTACATTAAAAGGTGCCTTAGGTGCTAAGGGAAATAAGGACCTAGCACAGTCTGTCTATAATTCTAACCAGGCTATTGAAGCCTTAGGGGGCAATAAAGTAGGGCAGGCAAAAAAGGGCAATTCTTTTTGGGGTCGTACTTTCGACATTCTGTCTCGGGGTAACTACGCTGCCGCCGAGGGTATTAGTCGTGCTGTTAAGGCGTCTAAGGATAAAGACGGAACTAATCCTTTAGAACAGATTACTGAGTTTGGTAAGGGTGCATTAGCAGGGGTAGAAGGAAAGAAAAAGACTACTTTCTCTAAGGTACTAAAAGAGCAGGGAGTTAAGAACAAGTATGTTACTGGCATTGGCGGCTTGGGTCTTGATATCGCACTTGATCCTACAACTTATATGGGGCTCGGTCTTGTCGGTAAGGCTGGTCAGGCAGTTAAGGCTGGGGAAAAGGTAATCCAGCATTTAGATGAGACTGAGAAAGTAATTCAAAAGTCTCGTGGCTCTTTTGCTCTCCCTAAGGAAGCGAAGGACTTACTTTCTCGGCAGCATTACATTGAAGGCCGAGTCAGTCAGGGGGCTGCTAAGTCCGAACACAGCCAGCAGATTATTGAGATTATTGATAAGACCGCTGTTGATTACAAGAACGCCCGAGTTTCTCAACTTAAGACAGAACTTGCCGATAACTTTATTGAGCCTGGTCTTACTGGTAAAGCCTTAAAGGATGCGAAGAAGGCTCTTAATCAGGAATCCAGAGATCGAGCGGCGACTGAGGCTGCCCAATGGCAGGCAGAAACCTTACGGATGAGCCAAGACGTTGCTGCAACCCGTATTAAGAAGGGGTTGGGTATCAATGTCGGAGGGGTTAAGGGAACTACTGTTGCTATTCCTTTGGGCCGGTTACCTGTTGCTGCTGTTGAAAAAATTGCCAAAATAGACCCAATCGCTAAGGGACTTAAGACATTTGAGACTAAGTTTAAGGCTTCGGCTGGCGTTATTCCTGAGTTGCATAATGCACGTTTGGCTACTTTAGGTCGTGGCTTTGCAAGGGCTCACTACTTAGGTGGGCAGTTACGTAACGCCTCAAAGGGGGTACCAAAAGAAGATCGAGAAATGGCTTGGGAGTTAGCCTTAGACGGTACACCTAATTCAGGTGTCATGTTTAAGGAAGCCGACTCTGCCGGTAATGTAGTAGATGTCGATGCTGCGGCTATGATGCACCGTCGTGTCCAGGCATTAACTGACCGTGTAACCGGGGGTGCTACCGGTGACCCTCCATATAAGGCTAAGGAATTAAACGCTGTCCTTCCTGTAGGATTCAAGGGAAACTTTAACTCGAAATTAGGGGACGATTGGGTTAGAGAATCTATGAAACAATGGGAGTTAAAGGATGGACCGGCAGCATTATGGACCGCAGAGCAGGCTTTCGAGAGAGCCGCATCTAAGCGTGCATTACTTTCGTCTACAGCCGACTCATTTGGAGTTAGAATTGCTGGAAACGGAGCCATTAAAGATGCGGGCCATATTACAAAGAATCTACAGGACCAGGGTTACCGAGAACTTAAGGCTAGCACACACCACGGTTTATTAGATGGTGTAATTTTTGATGAAGAAACTGCCTCAGGTATGGAGAAAATTCTTGGGGCTATGGAGAATGAAAGAGAGTGGAATAAGACTTTACGTAAGTTTGCGTCTGTTACTAACCCTATTAAATTCATGCTTACTATGCCTAACCCTGGCTTTCATTTCCGTAACGCTATGGGAGACTTTTTCATTAACCAGTTAGACAATGTAAGTGTGAATTCCTATCATCATGCTGGTAAGGTGCTAGCAAAGCAGGAAGCAAAATATGGTGGGGTTAGCCCTCTCATAATGAAGCAGGGTGACATTTTAGAGAACGCTAACAAAATGTCAAAGCAGACTGTTCTGTTTCATACTCGTTTTCCCTTAAAGCGAGCGAGGGGTGCTCCGCGTACTGCTGTCACAGAATCAGAAATTTTCGCTGGACTTAATAAGTACGGTATTCGTCAGAACTACGCACTTAATGAATTCGATACACTGGCTGACGTTAACCCTGCACACATCGGTACCAATGCCTTACGTGAAGGTAAATTGAAGTTAACCGCAGCGTCTGAAATGCGAGAGGATTATTTCCGAACCGCTCACTTTATCGAACTAGTTAAGTCTAATCCGTCAAAATCTAAGACCCTTGACGAGAATATGGCATGGGCTGCGGCGAGAATTCGTAAGACTCACTTCGATTACTCCGACTTCACTAAGTTTGAAAAGCAGACTATGAGTACACTTATTCCTTTCTATAAGTGGACTCGTAAGGCGTTGCCTTTAATGACCGAGATTCTGTTCACTCAGCCTGGTAAGGCAATTATTCCTAATAAGGCACAGACTGCTGTATCTGAGTTATTAGGTAATCCCGATCCTCGGAGTGACGACCCCCTGCCCAATTTAGCGGGAGTAGTTCCTAAGTGGATGATTGATATGGGTTACACTCCTGGCACCAACTTTAATCTCGGTGGGCACAATAACGAGACTATGTTTGGTATTCCTAGTCCGTTCTCAGATATGGCTACGCAGACAATTCAGCCTGCTTTAGAGGGTCATGGTGCTGGTGCGGTTAATACCGTTGGTGCTATGCTTAATCCGTTGATTAAGATGCCGGCAGAGCAGTTACTTAACCGAGATTTCTTTTTGTCTACACCGGATAAAAATGTTAAGGTACGGCAGGGAGATTACGGTCAGGCACAGCCTAAGTCTGCAAAGGAAGAAGTAGGACGGTACGCATTAAAGCAGGTTCCTTACGTGCGTCAGATTATGCGTGGATTTGAGGGCCCTGCTGATAAGCGTAACTTTGGATCGTTAGTCTCTCAGTTAACGGGTATCTATACACAAGAGGTTACTCCTGCCATGCAACGTGGAGAATTAAGTCGTCAGCGTGACGTTGCTAGTCTTAGGTCTAAGAAACTTAAGCGGGATATTAGTAACCGTCTCGTTAAGAAGGGCGTTACCCCTCCGCAGACTAGTTCTGAATGGAAGGATTTTCTAAAGAGTTGGGCGGCAGCAAATGGCCGTTAGTTCTAGCATCTACGAGAATGCCCTTAAGTCGATTACAGACTCGACTAACAATACGCGCAAGCGTACCCAGCAGGGACAGCAAAATTTCAACTCTGTTTTGAGTCTTATTGAGTCTCAAAAGAGAATGTCAGACATTATCAAGTTAGCAAACGGAGATACCACTACGCGTCGTGATGCCACTAAGCAGGCTAATACGCACGATGCTAGTGTTCGTAATTTAATGGAAGGTAGGGGTCCGAGTCGTGGACCTAACAATGTTAATCTTGCAACCTGGAAATTTGAAGGACGCCCAGTTACTTCCGAGGCTGGCGCTACAGCCAAGAAGTTCCAAGGACTTTTACGTGATTTGGAAGCCCACGGATACAACGTTAAATCGGCTGCTTCCTACAGTAATAGGAATGCACGAGGAAGCAACAGGCTTTCTGAACATGCTTATGGACGAGCAATTGATATTAACCCTGGACAGAATCCGATGAGAGGTAATCTCGTAACCGATATGCCTAGGAACACTTCTCAAATTGCTCGCGCTCACGGATTAGTATGGGGCGGAGATTGGAAGTCTAAGAAAGACCCGATGCACTTTAGCACGACAGGCTGGTAATGGGAATCTACGACGAAGCATTAAAGTCGATCACACAATCGACGGCTTCGTCACGCACAAGAACAAGAACAGGTCAGCAAAACTTTTCCAACATTCTTGATTTAATAGATCAGGAGACGATAGATAATGCACTGGCTAATATGGGCGGCTCTGACAATATTGGCAACTCTGTGCCTAACACTACTAGTTCTGGCGGCCCTCCTGTAGGAAAAAAGAGTGCCTTCAATAAGTTTGTAGAAAGTATTGCAAAGCAGGAATCTGGCGGAAACTATCAGGCCGTAAACAAAACTAGTGGTGCATTAGGTAAATATCAAGTAATGCCTGCTAATGTTCCTAGTTGGTCTAAGCAGGCACTAGGTGTCTCTTTGACCCCCCAACAGTTCTTAAAGAGCCCCGGTTATCAGGACCGTGTTGCAAAATCTAAGTTGCAATATTACTTCAATAAATATGGAGCAGCAGGTGCGGCGAAAGCATGGTACGGTGGAGAGAGTGCAGCAAGAAAGACCAGTAATGTAAAACAAGGGGCGTATCCTTCTATTAATAAATACGCCAAAAGTATAGTCAGTCGACTAGGATAGCCTGGTGAATACTAGTGTCAAGGATCGCCTGTTATTGGCGGGTGGCTTTATTATCGCCTTCTATGAAATGGTTTTTGAGCAAGCGGACAGGCCCTATTTATTGGGTTTAGCAGCCGCTATGATGGGGCTTACTGTTTGGACACGTAAGCCTAGTGATGAGAAGAAAACCAATGAGGACACGAAGGTCTAATATGCGTCAAGCAATTGTCAAAACTGTCTCAGCACGCGCTTATATCTCAATGTGTGTTACGATTATTGTATTGATGATGGTTTGGCAGGTGGCAACACATGGTCATCTTTAATGCCTCTGCGGACGTAGTCCGTACATTTTCTTTCTCATTATATGTCATTTATATGTCCGCAGTAATGAGAACCTTGTTCATTTATTACCGCTCAAATATACGTACTCCGTTATTATGGTGTACTATAGTAACACACGGCATGGCTTATGGTGAGATTATTTGGATCACTATAGAAAGAGCCGGAAACGGTTTTAGTACTTTTACTGTATACAATTTAGTGTTGTTCTTTATTTCTGTTTTTGCTTTAGGCTACTTTAGCCGAATGTTGGGCTTAGATCCTGATATGAGACATCCCAGGAGAGCAGGCGCGCGAGTCGCTACACATGATCCATTGGCAACCGGGCACTTGGACCTACCCCTGGCAGAGAGGAAAGATAATGGCAACGGAAAATCAACCGACATTAGCACCGACTCGTAAGATTGTTAGTGGCACTCTTTTTGGAGCAATTGCAGCAGTAGTTGCTTGGGCAGACGACAAGTTTTGGGGCAACAATATTCCAGGCGAGACGGAAATTGCTATGATTGTTATTGCCTATGCTGTTGCAGGTTACTTCACTAAGAATAAGAAGGTGTCTTAATGGCTAGATTAGCGCCTAGTTTAGTTAGGTTAGATGCTGAAATTAACACTCGTTGGCCGAAGCGTAAAAAGCATCGAAATTATACTGCCGCACAAGATGCGTGGATGGGTGATGCTGCACACGCCGCTAGGCGTTCTGAGCATAATCCAGACCATCGCGGAGTAGTCCACGCTAAGGATATTGCCGTTGCGGGTATTAACGTTACAGACGTAATGAAGCGTCTTATCGGAGATCCTAGAGTATGGTATGTCATCTTTAATGGCTTCATTTGGTCAGTAAAGAATGACTGGAAGCCCGAGGTATATAGGGGTGACCCCCATCACGAACATATCCACGTCAGTCTTTTAGTTCCCTACGCTGCTTACGGTACTGCCAAGCGAGTAAAGAAAGCAGAAACTTCTGTAGCAGGTTGGGGATTAGCGTATCTTTCTCATCCGAAGGTGTTTGTGGCCGTAGTAGGACGAGGATTCTTGAAGAAGTATAATAGAAAGGGATTATAGATTCGCCTATAAACCCTCTTGTCAAGCACATATTTTTGTGTTTAACTAACCACATGGCAAGGCGTCAACGTCCTAGATGGATGAAAAAAGGCCGCTGTACTAAGGGTCTTTCATCCGAGGAAATTGACGCCTTGTTCTTTATACCAATGGGTGGTAGTAATACTAGAGGTAAAGACTATTGTGAGTTGTGTCCAGTAAAGAAAGAATGCCTCCATTATGCAGTCCTCTACAGGGAAAGAGGTATTTGGGGAGGGACGGACGATAAAGAACGAAAGTTTTATTGGCCCTTTATGATTGATCGCTTAATGGCTGAGGCAATTCAGAATGGGACTCTAGAGAATCGAGATTACGAAGCGCTGCTAGAGCCTCCGCAGGAACTATTAGAGGTACAGGATAGTCTGACAGAAGTCGATTTACTCGATCTTGATAATCCTTTGGACTCTCAATTACCTTACCTGTCTTTGGATTTCGACGAGGACCCGCATTCAGAATCTCTGTTACCCACGCAGGACGCCACCGTTCTTCCATTGACTTATTCGAGTCCCAATCAAAACCTAGGCTTTCAATTACCCGCTTAAGACACCGCTTACTGCAACAAGTTACCTTACCATACGTACTTAAAAACGGTCGTCCGCAGCCTTTACACTCAGTCTCGTGGAAATACTCTCCTGTAGTGGTTGCGAGAATAACGGCTTCTGCTTCCCGCATTACTTCATCTTGTTCAGCCTGTTCCTCAGGCGTTAAATTCTTGGGTACAAGTTCTAGTAATTCTTCGTCTCCCCAAAGTTCGGCTAATTTACGGCGCCTAGTTTCCGACTTCATTTGGCACTTCCTCATCACTTAGAAAGAAAACTACTACGTCTGCACCTAAACACATAGCGTGTTTGGCGCTATGTCTTGATCCTAATTGACAGGTTAGAACCATACCTGTATCTTCTAGTTCAAAATGCCTTTGTTTACCACACATTATGTACGTATCCCCCTTTTGGCTAAATAGTACCTACCGTGTACATAGGCGTCCATCGCGTGATTTAAGGGATTACTTTTTGGGAGGGGCTTTCTTCCGGCAAGTTTGTACGCCGTTGGCTTAATGGCAGGCTGTTGTAAAATGAAGGGAATGTTGAGTCCATCACAGTATCCTTCGACATACCCAATAAGTTTGGAAGTGGGCATATCACTCCACACCATAAACTTAGCAGCCTCAGGGCGTAATTTCCAATCCTCACAGATAACGGCTTTCCAGCGTTGAGTCTTAATAAGCGTTCGCGTCTCAAAGATGTCCAAAGTGTCGAAATCATCATCCTCACCTTCCTCATTAAAGACAGCGTAGCCTGTTGCCTTACCGGGGTCAAGAGCCAAGTAAAAACTCATAATAATCCTAACATGCGCATTACTTCGACGTTGTCTTGACCCGAGACAAGACCTTCTTCAATACAGCATTTTACTGCCTTTTCAAATTGCTCGTCCTCAGCAATTTCTTCTGGCGTCCGTTCTTTTTTCACCACCTTATTCTTCTTTCTGTGATCGTACCATATGAACATTATTTATTCTCATCCAACCACTTGTCAATATCTTTAATGATCTGGATTTCCTCTTCATCGGGAGTAAAGTCTCCCTGACAATGAGCACATTCGTCCTTAAAAAGTTCGGTTAAATCACACCTTTCTCTCATGCTGCTAATCCCCATTCCTTAGCATCGACTGATAAGTCCACCGCGAAATCGAAATCTTCCATGACGGACCTAATCTGCGGCACAAGAAGTTCCACCTTTTCGTCCTTGATTTCCCATAAAACAGAGTCATGGACAGTGAGTAATTGTTCGGCTTCTCCGGGGATTTCAAGAGATTTACTACTAAGAATGGTAGTCTTAACGACCTCCGCTCCCCCTCCCTGACATAATGCATTGAACGCTTTATGTTCTTCTCCACGATTCCAACGAGTCCCATAATGCTTTCTCCTACCTGACCAGTATTCGACCCATTTACGGTCGGCGGCTGTTCTTGCTGCATCGTACATTGTCTGACGCATTTGCGGGAATGTCTTATTCCAAGCCGCGTTAATCTTGCAGGACTCGCAGACGCACTCCTTATCATCCCTGATGTGATTCTTAATCTTCAATTGCAAAGCAAGTTTATTGATACCGCCACCATACAATTTTAGGAAGTTTGTAGTCTTAATCGTTTGCCTAGTATAAACAAGACCGGTGACCTTAAAAATCATATCCACAACAGCCTGGTGCAAGTCCTGACCGGCATTAATACGAGCGATTAATTCTGGCTCCCCCGAGTATAAGGCGGCAATCCTAAATTCGAGAGTTTTGTAGTCGAACTCCCATAATTGAAAACCTTGCCGGGGAATGAAACATTCTTTGACACGCCCATTCCAGGGGTAATCGGATTGTCGTGGAATTTGCTGTAAGTTAGGCTTCTCACTACTGAGCCTACCCGTAATCGTACCGAATGGTTTGAAACTCGTACGTAATCTCCCGTCCGGCGAAACGAGTTTAAGGTAAGAATTATAGCAGGAACTAGACGCCTTTTGCCAACCTCGAAACTCCAATATTTCTCTGGCCCGTTTGTCATCCGTTACCTCCAACATCAAGTCGTATTCTTCCATAACTGACTTGTCAAAAGACGGCTTGCCAGTTTTTTCACTACGCTTAAGTACTGGTAGTTTTAACTCATCTAGTAGGAAGGGATTAAGTTTACTTGTTTCTGAGGGCTTGAATCCAAGACTGTCTGTAATCTTTGTCATAGCCTCATCGGCTTGTTTTGACAGGTCTTGGCACAAAGCCTGGTCAATTAAAATGCCCCTATGCTCCATATCGTATAGAGCCATGAGGAAGTTACTTTCCTTCTCCCATAGAGGCATCAAATTTTGACCCATTAGGACGAACCCACCATCTTAATTTCTAAGGAAACAAGCGTACCGTCTTGAACATGATTCCACAATAAATTCCATAATACTTGAAGATCCGTTGCCTCAGCAGCATAACTACTAACGGCTACTGTATCAGGAGGTTCTAACCAACTGATATACCCCTTATACATTCGGGCGCCCATTAGTCTTGTACCTGGCTTCCTATCCAGAAATACTTGTCCCCATCGGAGATAGGCAAGAAAGCACACTTTAAGGCAACCATATCTACAGGATTTCCGTCCACTTCCTTGACGAACTTATCGAGGGCTTTCTTTACTTCCTCGACAATATCTTCTAGGCCCCATTCTTCGCCATTAAATGGCTCTGAGCGTACATCAACTTCCGACATAGTGTAGCACCCCATTACACCAACGCTTCGCCAATTCGGGGGTATAAGACTGCTCACACTTAAAGCATCCAGGACCCTCAATAGTCATCAGAGTTTCAAAATCTAGATGTGCAACCCCTTCACTATTCAAAAAAGTTTCAGGGTCCGTAACCTGGTGCATGACCATAATAGTCCACATGTGCTTACCGTTACCTGGATCATACTTATCCAGGTCAGCATGGTACTTCTCAATAGCCTCTTGCTCAATTCCTGTAGGAACAAATGCTTTTTCCATTACTTTCTCCGATCCATGCTTTCAATGGCTGCAACACAAAGGGCTGCAATTTTAATAAAGCGTTCACGAACATTAACTAATTCACCAATATCTAACTGATGAATAATAAATCTGATCCAATGCCAAGTATGATGACGGTCATCATGTTCGGCTGTATAACCTAAGCCCCGCTGCTTATTTCTTTCATCTGTAATCTCAGAAAAGATTTCATTACTCTTAGACATAGGCATTAGTGGTTGCCTCCCCAAACCTCTAGTCCACATTGAAGTGCTACAAAATGTTCTAATCTTGCGCCACGAGACTTTTCCCAGCCTGGTAGCATAAAAATTGCATCGCACTTAAGTAATTCGATAATGTCGTTTCTAAGGAAACATTCCCAGGTATGTTCAACAGTAAGACAGTTACAAAACTCCTGCGGTGTTTCACAAGGGTTAACAACCTCAGAACCATTCTTAATTAGAGTAATCTCTGCCCTCTTAAAAATCTCTCTATGGTCAGCAATACCCTGAATACCGCCAGAGATATAAACCTTTTTCATAGGTTCACTCTCCCATGCCTGTAAGGACGATTCTTATTATAGTCCATTTTAATACGAAGTGCTGCTTCTAAATCCATTTTGTAAAATTTAGCGGTTTCTGCAATACGAATCATAGCATCTGCCAATTCTACATCGGCCCCTTCTGGCTTACCATCTTCGTAGTAAAGATGAAGTTTGTCACTACGGTATTCGTCAAGAGCCTCACTAATTTCACTATGAATAAGGGCCATATC